GTATGCTTTCACGTTGCCCGTCAATGGGTTGAAGATGTAGGGGTTCTTAGCCTTGGGGTCGAGGTCTACATAGCAGTCGAATATCTGTGGGTACTGCTTGGCAAATGCCATCACCTCGGGGGCTATGTTGTTGTCGGATGCCCACTCGAGCCACTGCTCTACAGTTGGGTTGGCTAGGTTTATTACAGTCATGCGGTTATAGGCATGGGCGGGGATGTTGTCACCCACGCCATCTGTATCTAGGTTGGTCGTTGCACAGATGATTGACCCCGTAGGATATTTCACGTCGCCTACACGTTGCTCGAGGATAGTCGGCAACAACATGTTTAGCACAGGGCGTGATGCTTTACCCAACTCGTCAAGCATAAGTATGACGGGTCGAGTTTGATTCTTACCTACACCGAAGCGCACATTGGGTGCATACGATGTGGTCATGTTCTCTCGGTCAATGACGGGCATAGCCAAGTCACCGAGGTCTAAGTTTGCACAGTCAATGTAGCAAACGTGATAGTCAGGCATCTCACGACCTAGTGTCGCAAGGATGGACGATTTGCCTACACCGGGCTGACCACGCAGTAGGATTGTGTTTGTTGTACCCACATTACGAATGAGGGTCGTTGCTTGTTTTAAGTTTACGGACAATTGCATTTTGATTACCTTGAATAGAAAGTTTTAACAGTTAAAAGTTTAATAGAATCGGCTTTCGCCACGCTTACAAGACATAGGTCTCAGAACGAGACACAATATACATGTTCTTTTTGCAATACTGCATGATGGATGCCCAACATGCTTTTGCATTTGATTTCTCTACGTATTGGTACTGCGGATAGGCGTACTGACGTACAAATTTGTTGCGAGCAATGATTGTTTTCCATTTGTCGGCTCGTTCATTATTTGAGAGGACATCTGTCCAATCTACACCGAATAATGAGTAATCGTTTTCGCCACGATCTTCGGGAGTTGTCGTTGCATACAGCAAGGCGTATGCGTCCTTGAACCCTGACTCGGCTATGCCAGTGGCTAGTTCTTTAGTTGCCACTCGGTCTGTGCGCTTTTGCTCGAACGCTTGAAGTGGCGTGATGACTTCGCATTGGTCATTCAGCGTGATGCCATCATAGTAGTAGTAAAGCTTACCGTTCACACGAAGCACAGGTTGGCTATAACTAAACACGCTACGCTTACCCATACCCACATACATCAGGTCAGGCATAAACCCAAACGCCTCATTGAGTCGGATGATTGTGGTGTTGTGCGTGTGGTATCCGTTGGTGTCAATCTTCACATCACCATTGGGGTAGGCGGTAATGATGTCGGTGTGCCACATGCGGATGCGCATGGTGTCGTCGTTACCCTTGAGCACACGAAAGTGGTTCATGCCTCGTTGGTGCGCATTGGCGGGGGCATCGCCCTTGTTCTTGCCACGCTTGTACATGTAGCGTGCTAAGTGCATTGAGAGTTTTGTGTACGTGTTCATTTGTTTCTCCAAAAGTTTTAACAGTTAAAAGTTATCTGCCACCCTTGTGGCTTGAGTTGAGGTTGAGTAACAGGGTGCGGTCAGTCACTACAATGTAGTTAGACTTAGGCATTGGCACGATAGTGTGTTTAACCTTGCGTGCTTCGCTTTCACCACATGCTAGGCATGTGGGTCGTGTCATCTTGGCTCGTTGGGGTTCGACCCTCACGGCATAACAACAAGTGCAGATCGGTAAGTGATAGTTGGTCATGGTGTTCCCTTACAGTTTGTTTGGAATCTATACGGCTTGCGAACCAACGGCTAAGCCGTTGACATTCGTACCCTTCCATCTCATCTTGAAGTAGGCGTGTCATACTTACTCCCACAAATGTTTCATTGCAGTCACGGCATTTGCCATAGACTTTTTGGTAGACATGATGCGCACCATGTCACGGTCTTTTGCAATGTCCACAAGTAAGTCCTCAAGCAAGGACTCGTAGTCGGGTTCTACACGCTTGCGCATAATCAACTCGAGCATTGCCTTCTGTACCTCTGGGTCTTTAGCTTGTCGGGCTATTTCATCTAGCATTAACTTATTCATATCTATCTCCAAAAGTTTTAACAGTTAAAAGTTACTCAATCACCACAACGGTGATGCACTCATCTTCGTCGTCGGGTCTGTCCTCGACCAACTTGTATGTGCGGTGGTATTCGTTAGGCACAACTTCACCTTCGAACACACGAGTCACCTTAGGGGCTAGCGTTGTGCGCCAGTAGTCACCAGCACCGTATGCAAAATGCACCTCGGCATCTGCGGGGTAACACTCCAAATCTGCGATTAGTTCGGACACTTTCATAATGATTTCCTTGGTTGTTGATTGTTTGATGCTGTGCATCACATAGCCCTGACTCGCAGGGCTACAAGATAAACATATCTTTAAACTACGATAGGGTTTGTCGTTCACGTATATCCTGACCCTTGTCAGTCCGTGTTCCCGTGGTTGTCTTAGCGGTGGCGACCCGAGGTGCCACATAAACTCCACTGAGCAGGCATGTATGTTTTCATACAGAGGTCTGCACCCATTTAGGTAGTGTGCGTATGCTTTGCATGTTGCTATCGCTTTGCTGACTCTTGCCTATAAAGCTACACCACAACATACTGGGGCTTGTACCCAACGTCTATTCACTAATGGAAGAATCCATGACCTGCACTCTGGGGAGTCTTAGTGCCTCTTTTTTTGGCGGGTCTGCATCTTGTAGTTTCTGGTATGTACCAGCGACGGCTTGCGGTCTACATGTATCAAAAGTTTTAACAGTTAAAACTTTATAAGATACACAAAAACCTATGTATAGATTTTTAAAGAACAAAACAAGCCGAGGCGTTACTCGACTTGATAGATCAATTATAGCAGAATTATACCTTTCTGTCAAGTGTTTTCTGTAAGTCACTCTGTCCAATTTTGGGCTACTTGTTGGGCTGCAACACTGCGTTTTCCCATGGCTACGATCTGATGGATGCGGATTATTGATAGCTGATACTGCTTTGCTAACTCTGCTCGGGGTGCGCCACGAAGCGCGCGGTACACAATCTCCGCGTTGCGTTTCTCTCTGCGTTCTTTTAATGGCATGTCGTTGTGCAGGTTGGAGAGGTATGGTGTGGGTGGATTCATGTGGGTGTGGATGGCACGTCGAACAAACTCAGCGCGACTTATGCCGTGGATGTTTGCGTTGTCAATGATGAGGTCGCGGGTTTCTTCGCCAAGCAAGACCCAAAATTTTAGGGCTGAGACAGTTGCAGCGGTAACGCCATCTTCGTGGGTCTCGCCCAGTTGGTCAGCGAAGTCCATGGGGAACCTGAGTTCGAGGGTGTACATATCGTCGGTCATAGTAGTTGTGTCCTAAAAGTTTTAACAGTTAAAAGTTTGTAACAGGTGTAACAAAAGTGCGGGGGTTGTAACGAAGCGTGCGTTACAGGGGGATTATAGTGCAAATCTAACAAAGTCAAGGGGTTGCGTTCGTTGGGCTATAGAAATGGGGCGCGGATAGGCTAAGGTTACACTGTAACAAGGGGGGATAGGGTATGCGGGTCTAAAATGCTTTTCTTTTAGTTTGTTATAGCTCAGTATAACGATCTATACTTTTTGTGCGTTTGACCAGAGACTGCCCAAAAGCCCGTTACAACGTAACAAATAAATAAATAATATATAATATCTCTATCTCTCTCTCTCTAAGTCGTTGATTTATATAGGAACGAGCTTTGCGGATGTTGTAACAGTGGGTGTGTTACAAATCGTGTATTTGCGTTACAAGCGTTACAAAGTTTTAACTGTTAAAAGTTTTTGCCTGCGTTGGTCGGCTCTCCCTCTCCCGTGCGCCTGCGTTCTCTCGTACACGCTCTCACTCTCACGCACTGCCTAACTACTATGACGTTTTCCCAACCGATGGTGGGAAAACAGGAGACGAAAAAAAGCCACCTTGCGGTGGCTTTGGAAATTCTAGTAACAATACATCGAAAAGAATTTTTGGTTTATGTAAGCCAACATGTCGGCTTCATGTAAGAATGATTTGGTTTCCCCATCGGAAAACCGCACCTTCCATCGGTTTACTTTATGGTCAAAATGCTTTGACCATCGGAGGGTTTTCCCCTCCGATTTTGCTTTGCTGTATTCCATATATTTGTTCATTGTTGAAACACTAGGGTTTCCCCTAGTGTCCCTTATGGTTTACTTAGACAATACAGTCTCTTTGAATTCAGGGTAGTGTTCGACAATGAAATCCAACAGAGCCGGAACAAATACCAACTGATTGAGCATGCGACCTTGGGCAAGGGCTTTGCTTAGTGTCTTGTGCATGTCTTCCATTGTTGTTGTGGAAACCGCACCGGCTTTGACTGATTCAGTCTTGGCAGTAGCGTTGTTGGTGTCAGTTTGTTTCACATGCAAACGACGATCAAAGGGAATACCCTTCTCAAAGGCTATCCAAAAACAAGACTGGTAAGTCTTGGCAGTCGCACCGGAAATGTAGTCCTTAGAAACCAACAATTCGAAAAGGGCTTTCACTTCCCCTCTTGCTTCGTTGGTTTTTGCATTGCCCTTCATGAAAGTGGCTTTGTCCGTTGTGCATGTGACCCACATTAGATCAAGGGCTTTTTGGATTTCCTTGTCTTGATTTTTGACAAAGCCTTCCTGAGCGTCAACTTCTTTTTGAAATGATTTGACAATAGAGTCAACGATGGTTTTTGAAATGATAGCCATTTTGATTTCCTTAGATAGAGTTAAACAAAGTATCGGGTCAACGGGTTTGTTGATCCGATGGGTGTAATGTATAGCAGTTTTATAGTCTTGTCAATACTTTTCTTTAGGTTTAACTGTTAAATCTTTGACCCATGCGGTTTCGTTTTTGACCCTGTGGCGAACCCACCATACCCCAACCCCCACTTATGGGTTGGCGGAGTCCCGCGCCCGCTTACGCTGAGCGCGCAATCCGCTGGGAGCAACTTTAAAAATTCCTATACAGAGCTATACCCCCTTCCACAGAAAAGGCCCCCCATCAAAAATAAAACACACAACTAAAAAATTACATATATAATCCGGCAAACCTTAGGAGTGCGATCCCCTCTTATGTATACACCTGTAATTGACTTTGATGTTCCGCTTGCGGACTACGCCCCGACCTTTGAGTCGTTGGAGACACGCGTTGCTGCAGCTATGGCTGCGCTAGTAGACACTAACAATCTACCCGCGCCTAACGAAATTTCCGAAGAAGACAAAGAGAAAGCCCGTGAAGTTTTTGCTGGCAAAGCTTTGGCGTCTGACGAGGACCTGTCGTCCCCCGGGATGGTTGTGTATCTGCAATCACTGCTGTGTGAGTATGACCAAGTAGTAATCAAGTCCGCTAACCAGTTGCGCACCTACGTTACAAACAAACTCATATTTGATAGCGCCAATCCCGATCCCCGAATCCGGCTCAAGTCGTTAGAGATGCTGGGTAAGATCAGCGACGTGGGGTTGTTTACAGACAAGACAGAAATCACAATGCGCCACCGACCTACAGCAGAGTTAGAACAAATGCTGCGCGAACGACTAACTAAAGTGCTGGAAGCCGAGGTAGTGGATAACACTATCAAGCCAGCCATCAGCCAAGTGAAGATAGACATAAGCGACGTCGATGCAATCTGACGCAACCCTAACACCAGAAATCATTGAGCGGATTTCTAAAAAACTGCCGGCAGACGATGTAGCTGAGTTGTTAGCTATGTTTGACGAGCTGGATGGCAGGAAACGCCAGACGTTGGCGCAGAACGATTTTCTATCTTTTATCGCGGCGATAGATACAAGCTATAAGTTCGGTACACACTTGAAGCGGCTTGGTTCTTTGCTGATGGAAGTTGAGCAAAACATCAAAAATCGGATTGCCGTGTCAATGGCACCGCGTATGGGCAAGTCCCAGATGATCTCTATATATTACCCAGCTTGGTATTTAGGCAAACATCCTGACCACAAGGTAATTGTGGCGTCGCACACTGCAGATTTGGCGGTTGTGATGGCCCGTAAGGTGCGAAATCTTATCAATACGCCTGAATACAAGGCAATTTTCCCCGGAACTAGCATTGCAGCGGATGCAAAAGCAGCTGCGCAGTGGAATACAACCAAGGGCGGCGAGTATTTTGCGATTGGTGTGGGTGGTGCGCTGGCTGGACGTGGCGCTCACTTGATTATTGCGGACGATCCGCTGTCTGAACAGGACATTAAGGCGGGAAACACCACATCTTTGGACACTGCATACGAGTGGTTCAGTGCTGGATTGCGTACTCGTCTCATGCCAGAGGGAAAAATCTGTGTTTTGCACACCCGTTGGCACCAAAGGGACCTAATTGGCCGTCTAATTAAGGATTCTGCGCTAAATGAAGGCGGGGATAGCTACGAAACGTTCGAATTTCCTGCAATTTTGAACGAAGGCACGGAAAATGAGAAGTCAATCTGGCCAGAACAGTGGTCAATTGAGAGTTTGCAGCAGACAAGGGCGTCAATGCACCACATTATGTGGCAGTGGTACGCTCAATATCAGCAAAATCCGACCGCAGCCGAGGCTGCAATCATCAAACGGGACTGGATTCGCTGGTGGGAGAAGGACGATCCGCCCAAAGTTGACTTCATTGTGCAGGCTTTTGACACCGCTTTGACCACAAAAGAGCGTTCTGACTTCTCAGTTTGCCATACTTGGGGCGTGTGGGAGAACGAGGATGACGGCACCCAGAACGTCATTTTGCTGAATAAAGTCAAGGGAAAGTACGAATTTCCTGAGCTTAAGTCCATGGCGCACGAACAATACAAGGAATGGGAGCCTGACAGCGTGATTGTCGAGGCAAAGGCTAGCGGCCAGCCTCTGATTGACGAGATGCGCAGGTCAGGTATATTTGTGCAGGACTTCAGTCCCGGCAAAGGGCAAGACAAGATTGCGCGCTTGAATGCCGTGGCTGACATGTTTGCGTCTGGGCACGTTTGGTTCCCAGAGAATGCGTGGGCTGCAGCTACGGTAGAAGAAATTTTGGCGTTCCCAGCTGGAGAACACGATGACGAAGTTGACACGATGACGCTCGCTCTGATGAGAATTCGTAAGGGTGGCCTGTTGCGCTTGAGCAGCGACCACGAGGATAATGAACCCTATTACGTTGGCCGTCGCCAAGCGTATTACTAAGGACTAAACAATGGCTACTAATATGTTCCCCTCACTGTCGCAAGCTCCGCTGGGCTTGGACGCTTTGGCTCCTGATATGGGTGAAATGCCCGACATTGAGGTCCAGATTGAAAACCCCGACGGCGTAATTGTTGGCATGGACGGTATGGAAATCGACCTGATGGATATTGTTGACGGTGACAACGACAAAGAAGATTTTGACGACAACCTTGCCGAGGATATGGACGAGGGTGAGCTTATGAAAGTCGCCGGTGATCTGCTGGAGTTGGTAGATGCCGATATTGCCAGTCGCAAGGACTGGGTTGAGATGTATGTAAAAGGTCTAGATGTTTTGGGGATGAAATATGAAGAGAGAACGGAACCGTGGCTTGGCGCTTGTGGCGTCTTTTCTACGGTGCTCACCGAGGCCGCTGTACGGTTCCAGAGTGAGACTATCATTGAGACGTTTCCTGCTCAAGGCCCGGTTAAGACGGAAATCATTGGTGCTATCGACAAGCTTAAGGAAGAAGCTGCGGAGCGAGTCCGTGATGACATGAACTACCAACTCACGGAGGTAATGTCTGAATTCCGCCCTGAGCATGAGCGCATGCTGTACTCACTGGGTCTGGCCGGCTCAGCGTTTAAGAAAGTTTATTTTGATCCCGGTCTGGATCGTCAAGTGTCAATCTTTATTCCTGCGGAAGACATCATCATTCCGTACGGCGCGTCTAGTTTAAAAACGTCTGAGCGTGTAGCGCACATCATGCGCAAGACGAAGAACGATATCAAGAAGCTGCAAGTCGCTGGCTTCTACCGCGACGTTGAGTTGGGTGAACCACAGATCATCCATACCGATATTGAAAAGAAGAAAGCGGAGGATCAAGGCTATAGCCTGACTGATGACGACCGCTATCAGATTCTGGAGATTCATGTTGACTACGACATGCCCGGATACGAAGACGAAGACGAGATTGCTCTGCCATATGTGGTAACGATTGACCGCGGCACTACCAAAGTGTTGGCCATCCGTCGTAACTGGAACCCAGACGACGAGAGAAAATTAAAACGCGACCACTTCGTACAGTACACATACATACCCGGCTTTGGCGCTTACGGCCTTGGTTTGATTAACCTGATTGGTGGCTACGCACGCGCGGGTACGTCTATTATTAGACAGCTGGTCGATGCCGGCACATTGTCTAACTTACCCGGTGGTTTGAAAGCTCGTGGTCTGCGCATCAAAGGTGACGACACGCCAATCAATCCCGGCGAGTGGCGCGATGTGGATGTACCAAGCGGTTCCGTGCGGGACAACATTCTCCCCCTGCCATACAAAGAGCCATCACAAACTTTGTTGGCCTTGTTGAACCAGATCACTGACGAAGGCAAACGCCTTGGCTCTATTGCTGACATGAACATCAGCGACATGAGCGCAAATGCTCCGGTGGGTACCACGTTGGCTCTTCTTGAACGCCAGCTAAAAACAATGTCCGCTGTTCAAGCCCGCGTGCACTACAGCATGAAGCAAGAGTTCCGGTTGTTGCGCGACATTATTCGTGACTACACACCTGACAAGTACAGCTTTGATCCTGCCAGCGGCGACCGCATGGCTAAGCAGGAAGACTACGACACGGTAGAAGTTATCCCCGTGTCCGATCCTAACTCTGCAACGATGGCTCAGCGCATCATGCAGTACCAAGCTGTTATTCAGTTGGCTCAGGGCGCACCACAGATTTATGACTTGCCTCAGTTGCACCGCCAGATGATTGAAGTGCTTGGCATTAAGAACGCTGACAAGTTAGTGCCAATTGAGGACGACATGAAGCCGCGTGATCCTGTGTCGGAGAACATGGCGTTCCTAAATGGCAAACCAACTAAAGCGTTTATCTATCAAGATCACGACGCGCACATTGCTGTACATACATCAATGATGCAAGACCCACAGTTGATGGCGCAGCTTGGCCAGAACCCACAAGCTCAGAAGATGATGGCCGAGATTCAGGCGCACATCTCCGAGCACTTGGCGTTTGCGTATCGCAAGAAGGTGGAAGAACAGTTGGGTGTACCACTTCCACCACCAGACGAGCCACTGCCAGAAGATGCAGAAACTATATTGGCACGGCTTACCGCACAGGCCGCTGTCCAAGTGTTGGCGCAGAGCAAAGGTCAAGCTGCACAGAAGCAAGCGCAGCAGCAGATGCAAGACCCGCTCATGCAGTTGCAACAAGCTGAGATTAAGATTAAACAGCAGGAAGCTGACACCAAAGCGCTCAAAGTTAAAGGCGATCTCCAACTCAAAGCGGAAGAGCTATCACTCAAGGCGCAGGAAAACGCAGCCAAAATTGGTGAAGACCCCGCCATGGCTGCGATGCGTCTACAGCAAGAAATTGCGCAAGCCCAAGAGTTGCACGGGTTAGAGATGGCCGCTAAGCAGATGGAGTTGCAGCAAGCGCAAGCGCAACAACAGCAAGCCATGCAGCAACAGCAAGCTCAAACTCAGCAACAACTAGCTCACGGCGGACAAGTGCATAGTCAGAACATGCAGCACAAAGATATGGCACACATGCAGAAGATGCGTCACGCGGCGATGGCGGCTGAAAGAGCCAATAACAAACCAATCGAACCTAAAAAGGGTAAATGATGGCTAATTTGCTTGAAGTGTTAAATGGCAAGCTTGAGGAACACGTCAAGCAACTAGTCGATGTTGTCAGTGCTGGTGGCGCTAAATCCCACGAGCACTACAAAGAACTGTGCGGAACTATCCGGGGTCTGCAAACCGCGCAGTATGAACTTGCTGACCTCGTGCGAAAAACCAAGGAATATGAAGATGACTGAATTTGATGTCAGTGCGGTTGATCTGAGCGGGGTGCTTAATACCTCCGCAGAAGAGAAAGCCAAACAAGTGCCTGACCCCGTAACGTATCACTTGCTGTGTATGTTGCCTAAGGCAGAGGATGAATACAGCGAAACCGGGATTTTAAAATCCGCAACGGCTATGTACCACGAGGAGCTTTTATCCCCCGTGCTGTTTGTTGCCAAGATTGGACCCGACGCGTTTAAAGATGAGAAGCGATTTCCATCCGGCGCAAGTTGTAAAGTTGGCGATTTTGTGTTGGTTCGCCCCAACACGGGAACCCGCATGAAAATCCACGGTACCGAGTGGAGGCTCATCAATGACGACTCTGTACAAGCCGTTGTGCAAGACCCCCGCGGTATCCAACGTCCAACATAAGGAGTAACCATGGCCGAAATCGAAAAAACCGAATTTGAGTTTCCGGATGAAAAAGAAGAAAACCCCCGTAAGGGTGGCAAGGTTGTAGAACCTGAGTCTGACGTTCCGGAGATTGAAGTTATTGACGACACCCCTGAGGAAGACCGCAATCGCAAGCCGATGACGGAGCCCCCCAAGGAAGTTACTGATGATGAACTATCAAAGTACGACGAAAGTGTTCAAAAACGAATTAAACACTTTACCAAAGGCTATCACGAAGAACGCAGAGCCAAAGAAGCCGCGACTCGTGAAAAAGACGAAGCTATGCGGTTTGCCCATGCTTTGGCTGAAGAAAACAAACAGCTAAAAGGTTCTGTTAACCAGAATCAAATTGCATTGTTGGAACAAGCCAAAAAAGTGGTGGCCAATGAGCTAGAAGTGGCAAAACGCCAGTACAAGGAAGCCTACGAAGCTGGGGATTCAGAGGCTTTGGTTAACGCTCAGGAAGCGCTAACTTCTGCCAGAATGAAAGCGGAAAAAGTACAAAATTTCCGGCCTACCCCTTTACAGGTAGAAGAAACTCCTGTACAAATGGCACCACAGCCCCAACAAGCTGCACCCGTGGACGAAAAACTGCTTGCATGGCAAGACAATAATCAGTGGTTTGGGTCCAACAAACGGATGACAGCGTATGCCCTCGGTTTGCACGAGGACTTGGTTGGGGAAGGTATTCCTGCAGGTAGCGATGAGTACTATAGACGTATAAACGCTGACATGCGCGAGAGATTCTCGGACCAGTTTGGAGCCGATGAGTCCGTTGATGCGAAACCTCAACGTACTAAATCCAACGTCGTTGCACCTGCAACTCGGAGTACAGCACCGCGCAAAATCGTGTTGACTCAGACGCAAGTGCAGATCGCCAAGCGGTTGGGAGTTCCACTGGAACTGTACGCCCGTAAGGTTGCTGAAGAAATGAGGAAATGAAAATGGAAAAAACTACACGTCAACCACGAGAACTTGAGACCCGCGAAAAGATGGAGCGCCCTGCAAAATGGACGCCCCCTCAACTACTGCCTGACCCCACTCCGGAGCCGGGCTATGCGTTTCGTTGGATCAGAATCGCTGCGTTAGGTAAAGAAGACGCCACTAACATTTCCGGAAAACTACGTGAAGGCTGGGAACCCGTTAGGGCTTCCGACCACCCTGAGATTCGTATGTTTGGTTCTGACGGCAATGCCAAGTTTCCTGACAGCGTTCAAGTGGGCGGTTTGTTGCTTTGCAAAACACCTGTGGAGTTTACAGAACAGCGTAATGAACACTATCGAAAACAATCGGAAGCTCAGATGCAGTCTGTAGATAACACCTACATGCGAGAGAACGACCCAAGGATGCCTATGTTTAAAGAACGTAAGTCCACGGTCACTTTCGGAAAAGGTACTTAAATTTTTAGGAGTCTTAAATGGCAACTACAGCAGCACCCTATGGGCTACGTCCCATAAATCGTATTGACGGCATGCCTTATGCTGGCGCTACGAGTCAGTTCTTGATTAACCCAGCAGGACTTTCTAGCAACTTGTTTTATGGTCAAGTTGTTATTAT